AAAAGAAGTCTGCTGTGAAGCGTAAGAGAGCAGCGGGTAACCCAGGAGGCAAGCCAACGATGGTGTCCACGTTTAAGTCTAAGAAAGAATCCGTTCAAACGTTCGGTCAAATCCTTTCGGAGAAACTTTGCGCTAAAGGCAAAGCGGCTGCAAAGCGTAAATACGATGTTTACCCATCCGCCTACGCCAACATGTATGCGTCTGCTGTCTGTAGTGGCAAAGTGAAGCCCGGTGGCAAAAAGAAGAAAAAGAAGAAAAAGGTTTCCGAAGCTCTTACTCCTGCACAAATCAAGGCCATGAAAGCCGATCTAGAAAAGCACCGAGCAGAGAGAAAGAGACGGGGTCTTGGTCCATATCAAGGCAGCGGTGCTAGGGGTCCAACTCCTCTACCCAAAGAAGCTAGATTAAGGGGAGGGTCGTCCGATTCAGCGGAAGCTGCCCAACAAAGGGCTGACCAGGATATTGAAAACACTGGACGTACCCCCGCACCCGGTAGTCGTCGTCGAAAATAATTGATATTAAAAATACACAACTACCCTACATACCTACATAGAGGTTTAACATGTCTGACAGCAACAGTATTTTAGACTCGATGGCTGAGTATCTTCCAGAAGGCTTAGACGAAAGCGTTCTTGAGAAGGTTTCGGAGCTTTGCGCCGTGATCATTGATCAGCGCGTCGAGGAAGAGGTTAGCGATCTGTCCACGAAGGTCCAGTCCTTTATTCGTGGAAACATTGAAAAACTGAAAGAGCAGGCGATCAAGGAGCTTGAGCTTGAGAACGAGACGTTCCGTAACGCTCAGATGTTCGAAACTGTCCGCTCGATGTTTGCCCTGGAGAACACGAACCAGGATGAGATCAATGGTATGCAAGCTCTGGCTACGCTCGGTGAGCAACAGGAAGAGAAGAACGAAGCTCTCCTGCGTCAGGTCGATAAGCTCCTCAAGGAGAATGTCACCCTGAAGCGTCAAAGCAAGGTTGCCAACGATAGAAACCAAAAGTTAGAGGAAGCTTTAGACTCCGTCAAGCAACAGATGGTCAGTCTTCAAGAGTCCGCTAGCGCGGAGAGGCAACTCTCTGAAACGGCACTTGTCATTAGTGAGGATAACTTCGAAGTGGAGGAAGCTAATGAACAGTTACATGAAAACCACGCTGGCCACGGTAATGAGTGGATCCATCAAGGCGTGTTAGAGAAACTCAACAAATACAGAGGTTAATTATGACCGCAATAGATAGAGATCAGTTATTGAAGCGTTGGGAGCCACTCCTTGAAGGGATCGGGGATGATCACATCGCGTATCAAACAGCGAGACTGTTTGAAAACCAAGCTAAGGAATTCCAGAAGGAAAGCCTGCGAGAAGAACTGAGCGACCACGCTACCACCACTGGTAAGATTGGTACGTTCCAGAAGTTCGCGTTCCCGCTGATTCGTCGCACCTACCCGGAACTGATGTTCAACAAGATCGGTGCTACTCAGACGATGGACGGCCCTGTGTCGCAAATCTTCTACATGGGCAACTCGCGTGCCGGTAACGGTAGCGAAGAAATCATGTACTCGAAGTTCCAGATCACGCCTAAGAACCTTATCGCGGGCAAGATCGGTTCTCTGTCGGGCGCAGACGCGTATGCCAACCAAGCTTTCAGTGAACAGGGCGGCAATTACACTAGTGGCCTCACACGCGATGGTGTGGACGCCGAAGGTTTCGACCTGTCGAACGTCCTGAACGCTACCAACGGCTCGCCTTCGACCACGATGGGCGGTCAACTCGCTGCTCACCCATTCACCTCGTCGATCCTGGGCTTCTCGGTTTCGGCTGGCGAAAGACTGAAGGGCACTGAGATTCCTGAAGTCAACATGCACATTCAGAAGCAGACTGTGCAGGCGCGTGAGCGTAAGATGAGAGCCCTCTGGACCCTTGAAGCTGCTCAAGACCTGAAGGCTTACCACAACCTGGACATGGAAGCTGAACTCACGGACCTCCTGTCGAAGGAAATGAACCTGGAAATCGACCGTGAACTGATCGAAGACATCCGCATGATTGCCTACGGCCCTGGTGCTCTTGGTAATTTCGGCGGCTGGTCGCTTGACGCCCTTTACCAGGGCGGTGCTGATGACTTCAAGGGCATCGGTGGCGAAGGCACTGGTACTGCGAACGGTGGTACGTTTGTGGCTGGCGCTTACGAGTATGACTTCAGCGACGACCTTGCGGCTGAGGATACGAGTGGCATTCAACGTAGACACTCGAACATTTACGTCATGGATCTGAGCCACTTTGCGGTTACTAGTACTGGCGGTAATTTTGCACCTCAGACCCTGGGTCACGTTTACTCGAACGTCCTGGCGCTGATCAACTTTGCGAGCACGGATATCTACCGCACGACCCTGCGTGGCCCTGGTAACGTCCTGATCACCTCGCCGGTTATCGCGTCGATGCTTGAGTCGGCTGCGAAGCTTGAGGGTGGCCTTGCTGCTGCTGATGGCCCGACCAACATGGCTGGCAACCAGATTCAATACGCTGGCAAGTTCGCTGGTAAGTATGATCTGGTCATCGATCCGATGTTCCCAGAAGATGAAATCATCGTCGGCTACAAGGGTAACAACGCGATGGATGCGGGCTTCTTCTACTGCCCATACATCCCGGTCCAGCCTCTGGACACGGTGGTCGATCCTGAGACCTTCCAGCCGAGAAAGGGCATCCTGACTCGCTACGGCAAGGTCGCGGTTCAGCCTGCTTCGCGCTTCTACCGCGTGATTCGACTGGTCGGCACGGGTTCGGATTACCTGACGCCTGAGATCTTCAGGCAAACTAAGGTTGGCGGCACTGCTGCCTTTACTGGCCCTGGCGGTTACACTACTCCTACTAACTACGCCTAATAATTAGTAGATGACAACGGAAGAAAGGGCTCAGTTTTATACTGAGTCCTTTTTTCATTTCTAGGGTAAATATATTTGATATGGGTGATAAATTAGGAGTACCAATTGTTAAATCTTACGGATCGTCCTACGGAACTTATGGTGGTAATAAGCTAAAAGACTATAAGAGCCCGAAGGATAAAGATCTTAACAACAAAGATTACAAGGATGTAAACGAGTTTAAGGCATTTAATCGCACGATCAAAGATTACGTCTTAGCTAAGTTAGGTTACCCTGTTATCGATGTTGAGCTTGACGACTTTCAGATACAAGTCTGTATCGATGAAGCTATCTCCAAGCTCGAATACCATGCACCCGATTGGATGACTCAATACGCAGTGTTCGATACCTCCGCAGGTATTAACGTGTATGAGCTTCCACCAGAGATTGCGGACAACTTAAATGACTGCTGGTACAGAAGGGACTTTTTCAAGTTTGGTGCGAATCCTGGCTCACTTGAGTTTGATTTTGCTATCATGTTCTTTACGAATACTGGCTTATTTAATAACTATAATGTTAGCCAGTACCTTCTTATGCAGCAATACCTGAAACAGGTCAAGAATGTTTTAGGTAAGATGTCTACATGGCAACTCATTAATAACAAGCACTTACATCTCTTCCCTATACCGGAGACAAACGACGAGGCAGTGCTTCTAGAGTTCAGAGCCTTTGATCCGAACACTGTTCACCACGCTTATAAGAGTTGGGTGCAGAGATACACATTAGCGTGTGCCAAGGAGATCCTGGGAGGTATCAGAAGTAAATACCAGACGCTTCCAGGTCCAGGCGGTGGCACTAGATTGAACGGAGACTTGTTATCCCAGGAAGCTATTGCGGATAAGAAGGCTTTAATTGAAGAGCTTCTCACTGAGATAGAGGCTCCTCCCTTATTTGATATCTTCTAATGAGATACAAAGTAAACACACCCCCGACCAACTTCCCTGAGGAAAGGGATACTCGTCTTTCTTTATTCAAAAAGAAAAACGATAAGAACCTTTTCAACATGATCGATGCTGAGAATATTAAGTTATCAGGCTCTAAGATCAAGGTCTACAAATACATTAAAAGTAATGACATAGACGACATCTACATGGAGTCTCGTCAGAAGACCATTGCTCCTGAGCCTGTGGTTGTATGGGGTCACTTTGATCCTAGACCCATTGAAGAGAATCTCAGTCAGTTCGGTGTGGAGATTCAGTATGATCAGGTCTTCAACTTCAATAAATCTTATGTGGAGAGCATATTAGGAGCGCCGATTGAGATTGGAGATATCCTTGAGCCAGAGTTCCAGAACATTAAGTTTGAAGTGTATGAGGTTCAGGAAGACAGCTTTGAAGCCTATGGCGTTTACCACTTATTAGTTCATGCTAAGGTGCTCAGAGACACTCAAGCTATACACAATGAGGATTACTTCGACAGGTCAGACAATACAGGGGGTAGAGCCTACTAATGGTTAAGTCCTTAAGAAAGCAGGTTATGGACATGACGAACGATAAGATTCGTCCCGTAATAGACAATGTCTATCGTGAAAGCCTTAGAAGTATTCTTGCT